CAGGCTGGCATCCAGCGCTAGCTTGCTAGGGATGAACACATTCTGCGTCATGTCGCTGGCCAGCACGGCGAATGTGGTGCCAGTGGCGAGGCGGTTTGTTACGATAAGTTCAGTCTGTTGCATTGTCTTTCTCCAGTTCTGCAAGCTGTCTCTGCGCGTCGTTTCTGTAGTGGCTCAAAATAGCTACCTCTTCTCCAACCCATGCAGGGCGAACACCCGTCCCGTATCTCTTTTCCAGATCGTCGATCTGGCTCTGCCGCAGTTCGATGTAGGCGATGATGTCCTGCTTGCTCATCACATGATCCCCAATCTATCCAAGGCGAAGTATGATTTCCTGTAGTGCTTGATAAGTCGGTCTACGCGCTCGATCTTGTCTCTGACCTGAATGTGCGGTGTCGGCTGGTCTCCGGGAATATTTGTCAGCGTCTCGCGGTAATCCCACAGCGCGGTCAGCACGATGTGAGTGTCTTTGGCTCCAAGTTTGATTGCCATATCACCACCCCATCCCGTGGCCGATCAGCAGCAGGCCGTAGCCCACACCAAACAGCGCGATGACGGCGAATGCCTCTGCGATGATTTCTCGGATCTTCATGTTTCTCTCCTATTAAAACGGCGGCTCTTCGCCGGGGTAAGTTGGTTTCCACTGGGGCGGCGCGTAGGCCGCTGGCTGGGGGCGGGGTGCTGGCCGGGCGATGACGCCCAGCCAATCCAGTTCATCGTCGCGTTGCTTGTGATAAAGCCAATCGCCATAGTCTTCTTCGTAGCGATAGCGGGTCATGCGGTCAGATTGTCATGAAGCCGTCGTAGCGGCCAACGTAGCCGCCTTTCGACTTGTCGAGTTGAACGATGGCAGTCCAGCGGCCATTCGGCGTACGAACTACCATGAAGCGGTCGTTGTATTCCGGGTACATGTCGCGGTCGGCTTCGATACGCTTCATGAGGTTCTCTTCGGTTTTGTAGGTTTTGATATACGGGCCGTCTAGGTCCATCTTGATCTGGCGCAGGGTCATCTCGGTCATCCTTGTTGCTAGTTCGTGTCACCACCATACAGCCTGCCGCGCACCACGCAAGCCAGAAAATGCACTTGACGTAACTTTTTTTAAACCGTAAGCCGATGACACTGAAACAAGGGAGAGCGCCAATGATGGCTCAAAGTCAAATCAGGCAGTGGTGTGCCCAAGACGGGCGCAAGCTCGGCTGGATCGCCGACAAAGTGCCAGTTGCCAAGTCCAGTCTGTCCAGATGGATGACGGGCCGCGTCGTGCCGTCTGCTGTCTACCGCCACAGGCTGGCCGACATCACGGGGATCGAAGACCTGCGCTTCGAAGAAGAGTGGATCACCGATGGAGCGATAGCATGAACAGGTCGCAAATCCTCGACACCGCCAAGGAATACGTCACCAAGGACCGTGCCAGCACACACGGCGACGTTGAGGCAAACTTCGGTTTGATCGCCGCCTACTGGTCCGCCCACCTCGGGCGCAACATCAAGCCGCACGACGTGGCCGTGATGATGACCTTGCTGAAGCTGGCCCGCGCCAAGTCGAACCCGGCGCACGCGGACAACTGGATCGATGGCTGCGGCTATCTGGCCTGCGGCGGCGAGATTGCCGGCAAGGAGAACGACATGCAGGCCAAGATGCTGGTCGGGTTGAGGGGCGAGGCTCTCTGATGGCCCTCTACATCGGGATCGACCCCGGAAAGACGGGAGCCATCGCTGTCATGGACGGTGACGACATGAGCGTGCGCGTTTACGACATGCCAGGCACCATCGAAGAAAAGCGTGCCATCCTGTCCGAGATCGGCAGCGTGCGGTGCGCTTGGATCGAAAAGCCGTTCTTCCCGCGCATGATCGGCATTAAGAACGCCGTCACCATCGCGCAGGCCTACGGCGAGATGAAGGCCTGCCTGTTCTTCGCTGGCGTGCCGACGAATGAAGTGCCGCCAGCCGCATGGAAGAAGCACTTCGGCCTGTCCACGGACAAGGACGCATCAAGAGCATACGCATCAAGCGTGTTCCCGGATCAGTCGCACCTGTGGGCGCGCAAGAAAGACGACGGAAGGGCCGAGGCGGCTCTGATCGCATATTATGGATGGAGGAAGAAATGAGAACCGACCTGACAAACGAGCAATATCACGCTCACCCCGCCATCTCGTCATCCGACGTGAAGGCGGTCTACAAAACATCGCTGGCCCACTGGAAGGGCAAGGTGCGCAAGGAAAGCAGCGCCTTCGCCCTCGGCAGCGCCGTTCACGCTCTGGTGCTGGAGCCGGAAAAGAACCTCGTCCTGCGCGGCCCCGAGGATCGCCGTGGCAACAAGTGGAAAGAGGCACAGCTTTCCGCCGATCTGGACGGCCAAATCCTGCTGCCAGAAGCCGAGTTTGATTTGGCCGCTCGCATTGCCGATGCTGCGAAGGCTCACCCGGTCGTTGAGCAGTATCTCGGCGATCCGACCTTCGTGGCAGAGGCCAGCTTCTTCGGCGTCGATCCGGCCACAGGCACCGAGATCAAGTGCAGGCCCGACGGCTATCTGCCGGACTATGGCATTGTGTTTGATCTGAAGACCACCACCGACGCCAGCCCGGACGGCTTCCCGCGTGAGCTTCGCAAATACGCATACGACGTGCAGGCCGCCTTCTACCTGCGCGCCCTGCGTGCTGCTGGCTACAAGGCCGATACCTTCATGTTCATCGCGGTCGAGAAGGAGGCACCCTATGCTGTCGGTGTCCACGCCCTTACCGACCGCTATTTGGACCACGCCGACATGGTCGTGACCCAAACTCTCCAAAAGATCAGCAACGCCACCGCAGTTTCCGACTTCACAACCGGCTGGCCACTGATTAACCATATCGATCTGCCGCGTTGGCAGATCGAGACCACCGAAGATGACATCTTCGACCAAACCGTAGACTTCTGAGACCACAAGCCAAAGAGGAGCAAATCATGGCTAACAATAACGAAGACTTCCTGAAGATTCTCGCGACTAACGTGACGATCCAATATCCCCGCCTCAACAGCACCTACCGTTACAACCCGCAGAAAAAGCAGTCGGAACCGTGCGCCCAGACCGCGAGCCTTGCGGCATGGTCCGTGACCTTCGAGATGCCGAAGGAGCAAGCAAAGCCGCTGTATGAGCAGTTGCGCGCCCACTATGAGGCAAGCAAGGCGCGCAATTCCAAGCTGCCAGCATTTAGCAAAGTATTCGGCATGAAAAAGCTGAAGGACGAGCATGGCAATGAAACGGGCATCGTCCAGTTCGCGGCCAAGCGCAATGGCGTCAGGGGCGATGGCACGCTTAACAAGCCGCCGATGGTCATCGACGGCCAGAAGCAGCCGATTGCTGATTTGGGCTTCTGGGGCGGCACCAAGGGCATTGTGCGCGCCTACGCATGCGCAACTATGGACCCGGAGGGATCGGGAGGGATTTCACTGCTCTTGGACGCCGTCCAACTGACAGAACCGCCGCGTTACGGCAATGGCGGCCTTGATGACTTCGATATCGTTGAAAGCAAGGCTGATCCGTTCGAGCAGGCAAAAGCGCCCTTGACCGAACAGAAGCGCGAAAGCATCAAGGAAGAACTCGCGGACGAGATTCCGTGGTGAGATAAAAAGAACCCCGGCGTGAGACCAACGCGCCGGGGTTCAGTTAAGGCAGGCGTAACCGAGGGAGGAGCAGGTTACGGTTGCAGGCGGAGAAACCTTGCAGGAGAAACTATAATGCACGCAATATCTGGTGGCAAGTGTCGCGGTGGCCACAATGTCTGACATCCGCTTTTTGACAGCCCCCGGCTCTTTTCACACGCTCATCGACAAGCCCGGACAGACATACCCCGGAATCTCTTGGGCCGAGATCGCCCGCATGGTCTCGACACCGCAGGCGAAAGAAAAGATCGACGCCGATTTTTTCATCCCCTCAACTTACCGTGAACACGACGGCAGATCGCACGAAGCACAGCGTGAGCGCGGAGCCTTCCGCATGCTCGCCCTCGACATCGACCGGGGCAACCCCAGCCTAGATGACGTGCTGGCCGCCGTAGAGGCTGTCTGCGGGCCTGTCAGCCTGCTTGCCTACTCATCCTCCGGCGCGACACCAGAGAACCGCAAGTGGCGCGTCCTATTGCCTCTGGCGGGCGCGTTGTCTGGCGCTGACTATGAGTTGGCCCAGACCGCCTTGTTCGACCTGCTGCATGCCAATGGCATACACCCCGACGGCGCGCTGGCTCGCTGCGGCCAGCCGATCTATCTGCCCAACGTGCCCATCGGAAAACGCAATCCCGACCTGACCCCGATCTTCTACCAGCACCGCATCATCCGGGCTGGAACCCTGCGCCTCGACGCCGACAGCGCCATCCGTCAAGAAATTGACAGAAGGATGGAACAATACCGCCTCGCCGCCGAGCAGGCTGAGCGTGCGCGGGCGGATCGTGAGCGCCAACGTGCCGAGCGCCGACAGAAGTTTCCCGATCAGGTCAGCCCGGTCGATGCCTTCAATGCGGACCACTCTATCGAAGACCTGTTGATGCGCTATCAATATGAACGGCGCGGATCATCCCAGCATTACCGTTCTCGGTATCAAACCAGCCCCAGCTTCGCCACGCAGAACTTCGTGACCCATTGGGTCAGCCTGTCTGGATCGGACGCAGCCGCTGGCGTTGGCAAGCCGAAGTCTTTGGGGGAACATTCATTTTGCTGGGGTGATGCATGGGACCTTTATGTGCATTATGAGCATCAGGGCGATTTTGGCAAAGCCGTCCGCGCCTATGGCTTGGAGATCAGCCCGGCGAAGGCCGAGATCGACGTGCCAGAGAACGGCATGGATGATTTCGACTACATCGCCCCGGATAGCGCGCCAGAGCCACCTGCCAGCGCAGAGGCCGATGACATACACCTAGACAGCTTCGATACCCCAGATGCCCCCGAGGCGGCCCCGGATTGGCCCACGCTCTACGATATGTTTGACGAGGCCAGCATTGAGCCGCGCCGCTGGATATATGCCCACCACTATCTGCGCTCCTTCGTCAGCGTGCTGGCATCGGCTGGCGGCATCGGGAAGACATCGCTCCAGATAGTGGAGGCGCTGGCCATCGTCACCGGCAGGCCGCTCTTGGGCGAGGAAGTCAAAGAGCAAACCAACGTCTGGATCGTCAACCTCGAAGACCCCCTTGAAGAAATTCAACGCAGGGTTCTCGCTGCGATGCGG